ACATTGAGATAGAGAATGGCAGTAAAGTCGTATCTGCTGCTACATCATCTTCTGCCATTCGCGGCGGATCTTATAATTTAATTTTCCTTGATGAATTTGCATTCGTGCCGAGAAATATAGCAGAAAACTTCTTTGCCTCTGTTTACCCTACAATCAGTTCAGGTCAATCAACACAGATTATCATCGTTTCTACTCCAAGTGGTATGAATCATTATTATAAGATGTGGATTGATGCCATTGAAAATAGAAGTTCATATGTACCAGTCGAAGTTCACTGGAGGCAGATTCCTGGTAGAGATGATGCTTGGCGAGATGAAACTATCCGAAATACATCCGAAGATCAATTTAGGCAAGAATTTGAGTGCGAATTCATTGGATCAAGTAATACTTTAATAAGCCCAATCAAACTTCGTGAACTTGCGTTTACAACTCCAAGTAAAGACAAGTGGGGATTAGATATATACGAAGAACCTCAAATAAATCATTCATATCTAATACCCGTAGATACTGCGCATGGAGTTGGGCAAGACTATTCTGTATTTCCAATTATTGATATATCTGTTATGCCATACAAAATGGTAGCAAAATATCGTGACAATACTATATCTCCCATGTTATTTCCAGAAATGATCGACAGATATGGGCGATGGTATAATAATGCATACGTTCTACCAGAAACAAATGATATTGGGCAGATGGTAGCAGAAGCACTTCATCAGGATTTAGAATATGAAAATATTATAACCAGTATTATGAAGGGTCGAGCGGGTCAACGCGCTAACTTTGGATTTGCGAGTCGGTCTAACTTTGGTGTTAGGATGACAAAGCAAGTCAAGCGAATTGGTTGTTCTAACTTTAAAGACTTGATTGAGGGTGATAAACTAATCGTAAACGACTTCGAAACGATTGAGGAAATGTCCACATTTGTTGCTAGACTTCAATCATATGAAGCCGAAGATGGATATCATGACGATTTAGTAATGTGCCTTGTCATGTTTTCTTGGTTTATTCGCCAACCAGCATTTAAGCAACTTACTAGCATGGATGTTAGAAATAAACTTTCAGAAGAACGATATGGTGATATGATGGACGACCTAATGCCTGCTGGATTCATAGATGATGGTGTAGAGGAACCAGAAAGTATAGATAATATACGAACAGACACTGGATTTTGGAACAACAAGTTTTAGAGAACTGTCTTTTTATAAATAATCAAGAATAATAATTTCATTAAAAAAGGAGATTTACCATGCCGTTTCAAGTTTCTCCAGGTGTAAATGTATCGGAAATCGATCTTACGACTATTATTCCAGCCGTAAGCACGACTGAAGGTGGCATTGCTGCTCATTTGAGTTGGGGACCTGTACAGCAACGCGTTCTCGTAGACAGCGAAGATACACTCGTTAAGCAGTTTCGCGCACCAAACGCTAATACATCGAGCGATTTCTTTCCTGCTGCTAGTTTCCTAGGCTACGGTAATAAGTTGTATGTCGTTCGTGTTGTTCGCAGTTCAAATACTGACACTCTTGCCACAGATTCGGTTGTAGCACGAAATGCTATCAGTAATGCTGCAAACACAAAGAATACCATCGTAAGAAACGCCGATCATTATGAACATTCTTTTGCCGCAGCAAGCGGTACAGGTTCAGCAATCACTGGCGTAGGTAACTGGATTGCGAAGTATCCTGGCGATGCGGGTAACTCTCTTCGAGTTTCTATCTGCCCAACAGCAAACGCATTTGAAAGCACACTTACACCAAGGCTTCGATTCTCAAATAACTCAACAACAGTTACTTCACCAACCAATGGCGTTGGCGCAAACGCACTAACGTCTCTCATTAGAGTTGGCGATATTCTCCTTGCTGGCGCAGATAGAGTCCAAGTAAAAGTTGCTTCAGTTTCTTCAAATACACTTGTTCTTCAGTCAAAGTATGTTGGTAATACTTCACCAGCAGCAGGTCAGACATCAACGACTCGTCGCTGGGAGTTCTATAACAACTTTAACTCTGCTCCTGCTACATCGGATTATGTGTCTATTCAAGGTGGTTCAAGCGATGAAATGCATATCGTTGTTGTCGATGAAGACGGTCGTTGGACAGGAACTGGCAATACAGTCATTGAAACATTTAGTCAGGTGTCAAAAGCGTTTGACGCAAAGACAGCAGATGGCGCAGGCAACTTCTTCCGTAATGTAATCAATGACCAGTCACAATATATTTGGTTTGCTGCTCATCCATCTGGTATCACTAACATTGGTAAAAAGGCGGCAGGCATATCATTTGGTGCGGGCACACAATCACTACCAATCAACGATTCACTGACACACGGTAAAGACGGCAATACTCCTCGTGACGCAGATTATATCAATGGGTATAATCTATTTGCTTCTGCAGAAGACGTAGACGTTTCTATGATTCTTGCTGGTGAAACAAATCAGACACGAGCGATTCATATCATCAACAATATCGTAGAGAAGCGTAAAGATTGTGTTGCTGTTATCTCACCTCGTCGAGCAGATGTCGTCAATAACTCAAACTATGTAAATAAAGAAGTTGACGATACAGTTACTTTCCGCAATCTTCTTCCATCGTCTTCATATGCGATTTTGGATAGCGGCTTCAAGTATATGTACGACAAGTATAATGATTTATATCGGTATGTCGCACTAAATGGTGATACTGCTGGTCTAATGGTTCGTACAGATAACGACCGTGATCCTTGGTTTTCTCCCGCAGGTTTCAATCGTGGTCAGGTTAAAAATGTAATCAAACTTGCATTTAATCCTGCTAAAGACGCGCGTGATCAACTATACAAGAATGGTATTAATCCAGTCGTAACATTCCCAGGTCAGGGTACCGTACTGTTTGGTGATAAGACACTTCTTGCCAAGCCAAGCGCATTTGATCGTATTAACGTTCGTCGTCTTTTCATTGTTCTAGAAAAGGCTATTTCAACTGCTGCTAAGTTCTCACTATTTGAGTTCAATGATGAATTCACTCGCGCACAGTTCCGTAATATCGTTGAACCATTCCTTCGTGATGTTCAGGGTCGCCGTGGTATCTATGATTTTCGCGTAGTTTGTGATGACACCAATAATACTGGTGAAGTTATTGATCGCAACGAATTCATCGGTGATATCTATGTTAAACCTGCTCGCAGCATCAACTTTATTCAACTTAACTTCGTGGCAGTTCGCACAGGAGTTGAGTTTAGTGAAGTAGTTGGGCAATTTTAACGGCTAAATAGAAGAAAGGATTTAATAAAATGGCTTTTAACATTTCTGAATTTGCCGCTGCTGGTTTACCTCTAGGCGGTGCTCGTCCATCACTTTTCAGCGTAATCGTTGATACTCCAACAGGCGTACCTAATGTTGGCGCACGATTTAACTTTACATGTAAAGCAGCACAGATTCCAGCAAGCACACTTGGTGTCATTCCGATTAAATATTTCGGACGTGATGTTAAGTTTGCTGGTAATCGTACCTTTGCTCCATGGACAGTAACAGTATTGAATGATGAAGATTTCGCAATTCGTCAAGCAATGGAAATTTGGAGCAATAATATTAATCGGCACGAAGCAAATATTCGTGATACCGCACTTGCTACAAACTCATCATACCGCACAACCGCTACAGTAACTCAGTATGGTAAGACTGGCATTCCAGTTCGTACATATGAGTTTGTCAATATATTCCCACAGGAAGTAGGAGCAATTGCTCTGAGTTGGGATGATGGCGAAGCGATTGAACAGTTTGATGTTACGTTTGAATATGATTTCTGGCGCATTGTTGCTCCCACAACAACTGGTGTCATTGCAGTATAAAAGCAATAATAAAACGTTGATGTAAATTTGAAGGGGAGGAATAAACGCCTCCCCTTTTTTTAGTCATTGAATATATATAAATAGTATGAACTAATCAATAGGATTATTATGGCATGGCAATACAGTTATTTGGTTTCAAGCTAAGTAAAGCAGAAGACTCAAAAAAAGACGCTTCGGACATTCCGTCTTTTGCTCCGCCACCAAATGAAGATGGTTCGTATGAAGTCGCACCGGGCGGTTCATATGGAACATTTGTTGATTTAGAGGGGACAGTTCGAACGGAGCTTGAACTTGTCACGAGATATCGTGATCTTGCTTTACAGGCTGAAGTTGAATCTGCTATAGATGATATTGTAAATGAAGCAATCATTCATGAAAAAAATAAACCTCTAGTTCAAATCAATCTCGATAATATTGAGATGCCAGATCGAGTCAAAGATAAGATTCGCGAAGAGTTTAAGACTGTTACTAAACTCCTAGATTTTCAAAACATGGGATATGATATCTTTAGACGTTGGTATATTGATGGGCGTATTTACTATCATATGATGATCAATGAAACCCGCCCTCGCGATGGTCTACAAGAACTTAGATACATTGACCCTAGACGTATTCGTAAAGTGCGCGAAGCAATGCGTAAAGATCCACAGGCAGCTTCACGCCCTCTTCCTATTGTTCCTGCGTACAATGAATATTATCTCTATAGCCCAGGCAATGTTGCTAATCCAATGGCAGCAGGCGCAAACCCTGCTACAATGAATATGGGAATAAAGATTTCTAAAGATTCTGTAGTATATGTAACATCTGGTCTTTTAGATCAACGCAATCGTATGGTTCTATCACATCTGCATAAAGCAATCAAGCCAATGAATCAGTTACGGATGCTTGAAGATGCTACCGTCATTTATCGTCTATCTCGTGCGCCCGAGAGACGTATTTTCTATATTGATGTCGGTAATCTTCCTAAAATGAAGGCCGAACAATATCTAAAAGATATGATGACAAAACATAAAAATAAACTTGTTTATGATGCCGCTACAGGTGAAGTTCGTGATGATCGTAAGTACATGACCATGTTAGAGGACTTCTGGCTACCTCGTCGTGAAGGCGGTCGTGGCACAGAAATCACTACGCTTCCTGGTGGTCAAAATCTTGGCGAAATGGATGACGTAGAATATTTTCGTCGCAAGGTTTATAAATCACTAAATGTGCCACAAACGCGCATTCAATCTGACGCATCATTTAATATGGGTCGGTCTGGTGAAATCACAAGAGACGAAATCAAGTTCTCTAAACTGATCGATAGACTTCGTGGTAGATTTACTCATTTATTTGATACAATTCTAGAAACTCAACTTGTTCTTCGCGGTGTAATGAGTAAAGAGGAATGGAAACTAATAAAAGAAAACGTTCATTATGATTTTCTTCGTGACAACTATTATGCTGAACTTAAAGAACAAGAGATTGTTAATGCTCGATTAGAGATCGGAAAAGCACACGT